CATCAACCGTAGTAGGTAGTGGTTCAGTTACCATTAACACAAATGTTACGGTAACATTAACAGGGTTAATTGGAACACCACCGACTGAAGTCAGAGTATATGATACCGGAACAGTCACAGAACTCACGGGACAAGAAAATGTAACAACTGGCTCATTTGCAATCAATCTTGATGCGACAGATTTTGTTGATATCCGAATTCATAATGTCGAATATGAATATATTTCGATTATCAACTTTGACATGCCAGCGACAGATACAAGTATTCCAATTCAACAACAGTTTGATCGCAATTATGAGAATCCATAATGGCAGTAACATTTGATGGCGTCAATCGATTGATCACATTGGAGTCCGGCGTTACAGACGTAGACGTTCAAGTTGATCTGTACTCAGATTGGAAGGAATGGGTATTGCAAGGGACAAATGGAATGTTCCCACCAGCCTTTAGTACTCTTGGAGGGGAACCTCTTGGAGGCGATGCCAGTATTGCTCCATATTTCTTCCTACGAAATGATCTCGGTTGGAGAATCAAACCGCCTGAAGAAGATATTGACATCACGCTCAATGGAAATTTGTTTGGTTTTGATGAAGATTTACCGGTATTCATTGAAACATTCGGCACGTACGATACTGTCATAAGATTAGTGGTATCATCACAGGCTATTGTGAACACTGTAGCAGTCGGTAGTGGACTTGATCCCGCGCAAGATGCCATATTGACTCGAATCGAGCAGATACTTCGTAACAAATTTATCACGGACCCAGATACCGGTGTTGCTACTGTATATGATGACGCCGGAAATCCACTTATCTCTGGTGACATCTTTGAAGATGCTGCTGGAACACAACCATATCGCGGCCGGGGAGCCGAGCGAAGGGAACGCCTTGAATGAGCATAGTCTTATACGGGTACGGAATTTCGCCGGGGGTGGGCAGCGGTGGCGTTACGCCTTTACCAATTGTCACAGGCCAACTGATTAACAGATTTATGACTAATCGCATCCAACAAATTTTGTATCAACTCAAATTGCTGTATGGCAACACCATCGATATCTACCAAGTAGGAGATGAAACAGTTGATTACAATTCCGGCGTTGCGACAGTCCCTAAAACAGTGATTCGCGTAAGACGAGCCATTGTTATGCCGCTTAGTGTTGCGGCCAAATCATTTCAAAGTATCTCGGTTATATCCGCGAACAAACAATTTGTCCGTGGTGGCACATATGATCAAGGTATGAGAGTGTTTACTATAGACCGGAAGGACGTTCCTGGACTCGAAATGACTGTAAATGATTATATCATGTACAGAGATAAAAAGTATGAGATCAAGGAACTTGAAATGTATGAATTCGACGCAGCTTGGGTTGCTTTAGGCGTGGAAGTCAAAGGCGATTCCTTCGACGAAGAAATACATCAACGAGTGAGCACATTCTTCCAGTTCACTGAAACAGCGACAGGAGTCGTATAATGGGAACACGTCCAGACCCTAATTGGAATCGATGGGTGTTACAGTCGGTCATAGACCACTATAAGACCAATGTAAGTGATCCAAATACTGTCCCATTTTTAGTAGATGGAATTGATGTCCGTGATGAAGCATGGATGAATCAGCCTGATCGCGTGGAACTCCGCGTGAATGGACCTGATACAAAGGAATTGTCCGCAGGGTGTTGGAGATTGTGGGTTGGTGTCAACATCCAATTTTTGTCCATGATGGGCCAAGAGTCAAAAAATCGATACGACCTCGAAACTTTGGTCGGTTTGTTTATGGAGTATACCGATACGCCTATTCCTGTCTATCGCCTCGGCACGGGGGTGGAAGATGATGCAACTCTAATAGAGTGCTTGAAACCGCGTCGGGAACTCTCCAATGCTGTTCGATCTGTGTTTTTTGGACAAATTGACCAAGATGAACTAATGACACAGGCACAGATCGATGCTAGGTATGAAATGCTCATTCAAGTCTAACCCCAAGGAATAAACCATGGCAAGAATTGAACTTAGAAATACCACGATTTATATCCAGGATGGATTGAGTGGTACGTCTCAACATAATCTGCCGTATGATGCACTTGCATTGCCACCTACTACATCTGTAGACGGTGTCCCTGCTACGAGCGATGAAGTGCAGACTATCGCGCAGTTTCAAGTTAACCCTGCTGGCGGCACATACACGCTGTCGGGTGAAAACTCAGCAAGTGAGTCATGGACGACTGCTGCAATTGCATACAATGCGATTGCCTCAGCCGTCGAATCAGCTATTGATACGGCTGCTACCGGCCAAATCACAGGCTGGACTAACGGCGACATTGCTGTCACTGAAACCGGCACGCTCGGTCTCACAGATGGTGATGTCATTCTAACCTTCAATGGCACATCAGTGACTCAGGAAGATCATTTGGATACGGTCGTCAATCCTGCTGCACTGACCGGTGTTGTCGCTACTGGTCTTTTGACTATTGGCGTCGACAACAACTCTTTGAACACGGATGATACTGATCTGATCCCAGTTGGTGGTAGATTCACCATTGCCGGTGAAACTGGTTTACCGATTCACACCGTCACTGCTCGTAATACGCAACGAACAGAGACAGGGACAACTCAGATTACGTTTACCACAGCCGTTGCCTCTGCTGTTGCAGATGACGCTGTACTCACATGGATGCCCCAACGCCTCACAGTCAAGATTGGTGACGGTGACCTTACGTGGACTGAAGCACGAGACTTCATCTACGATCTTGATCGTGATCTACTTGACACTGTTCGACAAGGCGAAGAACAACCTCTGGAAGTCGACCTCAACTTCATCTATGATTTCGTCACAACTGAAAGTGGTCAAACGATCACTCCGGTAGACGCTCTCAAGCGTATTGGTGAAGCTTCTGAATGGGTTTCCAGTTCATCTGACCTCTGTGAGCCATACGCAGTCGACATCTTTGTTGTCAACTGCCAACCATGTGGTACAGATCAAGATGAAGAATTGCTGTTCTCCGACTTTAGATATGAGAGCCTTGAATACTCTATTCGGGACGCCGCTATTGGTGTTTCCGGTCGATGCAACGTCACCGACGCACAAGCAACAAGAACCGCTACCGGTGATGGTTGTGCATAAGGAGTAATCATGGGCGATCATGACCTGTTAGTTCGTATTGATGAGCGAGTCGAAGCTATGAAAGGCGATATTGAGTCGATCACAGATTCACTTGAAGATCATTACGTAAAACAGGAAGAATTTCGTCCTGTCAAGACTCTAGTGTACGGTGCTGTAGGCTTTATGCTCTGTACCGTCACTATCGTCTTGCTTCGATATTTCATGCTTGGGTAACGGTAACCATTGATTCATTTTGGCACGAAATGATGATCAAAGCCGGTTAATTTTTCTGTAGCGCTACTCAATTAGGAGATACAAAATGGCCCGTATTGAACTACGCAATACGACCATCTACATCCAAGACGGGCTTGCTGGTACTTGCTTGATCAATGAACCCACGACGGCACCAGATGATGCTGATACTGAGGTGGATGTAGATACGGTCGCATTGAACACGGACGATCCCGACCTTATTCCGGTCGGTGCTCGATTTACTGTTGTGTCCAGCACATTGACCTATACGGTCACTGGACGAACTCCAGCTTCTGCGTCACCAACAACTAATATTGTCTTTACCCCGGCTTGGGGTACAGGTAACGCGCCAGCGACTGATGACACGGTCACATTCCTGCCGCAACGCTTGACAGTCAAAATTGGTGATGGTGACCTAACTTGGACTGAAGCACGAGATTTCATCTACGATCTTGACCGCGATTTGCTCGATACTGTCCGACAGGGCGAGGAGCAACCGCTCGAAATCGATTTGAACTTTGTGTATGACTTCGTCACAACTGAAAGTGGTCAAACGATCACTCCGGTGGACGCTCTTAAGCGTATTGGCGAAGCGACTGAATGGGTATCTAGTTCGTCAGACCTCTGTGAACCGTATGCAGTTGACATCTTTGTTGTTAACTGCCAACCATGCGGCACAGACGAAGACGAAGAATTGCTATTCTCTGATTTCCGATATGAGTCTCTCGAATACTCTATTCGTGATGCGACTATCGGTGTATCTGGTCGATGCAATGTAACTGATGCTCAAGCCACACGTCAGACAACTGGCGATGGCTGCACGTAATCTTCCTCTAGGTGGGCCGGGATTGGCCCGGCTCACCTTTCCTTAACCTATGAGAGGGTAAACTCATGAAAATCGGTGGAGTAGTAATTAAAGGCCCGTCTGAAGAAGTTCTTGTTCTTCCAAGATTGGACGGTGATATTATCATCAAAGCAAAGGCTGTCTTGGACATGAAAGAGTTCGAGAAGCTGTGCCCAGAACCACAAGCTAAAAAAGTTCTAATGGCCGGTGGCTGGAAAGAAAATACAGAAGACCCCGGTTACAAAGAAGCAATGAAAGAATACGGTGACAACCGTTGGAACTACATTGCCTTAAAATCATTGGAACCAAGCAATATCGAATGGGCTGAAGTTGATATTGGTGACTCTTCTACCTGGAAACATTGGTCTAAAGAATTAACTGATGCTGGTCTTAGCAGCGTTGAAGTCAATCGTATTACAGTTTGTGTAATGCAGGCCAATTGCCTTGATGACAAAAAGCTAGAGAAGGCTCGCGAATCTTTTCTACGTGGTCCGGGGGACGAGCAGGCAAAGTCCTCTGGCCCAGATACAGAACAGGAGAATACGCAATCTGGCGAGCCTGCGAACGATTCGGAATAATGCCTCCTGGCGCACCAGAGGGGGCGTATTTAAGGTGGGATGATTGTGGAG